CCTATCGTAGGTCCTATCCTGGAACCTATCGTAGGTCCTATCGTAGAACCTATCGTAGAACCTATCCTGGAACCTATCGTGGAACCTATCGTGGAACCTATCGTAGAACCTATCGTAGAACCTATCGTAGAACCTATCGTAGAACCTATCGTAGAACCTATCGTAGAACCTATCGTAGAACCTATCGTAGAACCTATCGTAGAACCTATCGTAGAACCTATCGTAGAACATATCGTAGAACCTATAGTATAACCTATAGTATAACCTATAGTATAACCTATAGTAGATTCTTCCTAATTCTCGATCATCAAAGTTTTACTTGTGATTTTTCTAAAATAAATAACAATGTAATATTACTTGGACAGGATTAGGATCAAATATTTTATCTGGTGGTAATGGTGTAGTAGGAAATCCAAATATAGGACCAGTTATAGTTGATAGTGTTATTACATTAAATGAAAACATTTTACCCAATACAAGTAGATTAGATATTTTTTCTGATGATTATTATAACACAGGATATTCAAATTTATCTATCAACATTATTACTGAAAATTAAAGCAATAAAATTAAAAAACATGCTATCAAGTCAAATGCTCATAAACGGTTAAATTTATTCCTATTAATAATACATAAACTTTCTGGATACAATAATCAGTAATTTTAAATATAGAAAAATCTAAACTTAAGAATAGTGTAACATAATACAAATTTCATCCTTTCTTCATTATTTTCTAATTAGATCTTATATTAAATAATTTGTAAGCACTAAAACAATGAATTCTGGTTTACTTTTGTTTTAACAATTAATATGAGATTATTACATATTGTTTATACAAAACAACAAAAGTTTTGTATATTTTTAATAATATAGAGATTCAAATACTTTACTCAAAATGATAGAAAAAGGTATTGTGTCTGTTGTTGTAGGTGGTATAGGTAATAGAATGTTTATTGTTGCCGCAAGTTATGTAGCACATAAGCATTCGTCATCACCGCTCTACATTATTAAAGATCTATTTATCCATTATCATAATAAGCACTCTTATGATTATAATAAAAGTGTGTTTAAATATTTTGGGCAACATCTCGACCTAACGGAATCAGATATGTATTCCTTAGGATATAGAATTTTTGATTCTGGAGGTTTTAACGAGTTGTTTCCTGAACATATTCAATCTGGTACTATGATGACTTCTTATTTTCAATATTATCCACCTATCAAGTCTTATGAATCTGATATACGTGGACTATTCATAAGAGGGCTCGATGAATTTTGTTGTAAATTTACAAGAGATTATTCAAATTGTGCATTTTTACATGTTCGAAGAAAATAATCATAATAGATTAATATTCCATTTCAGATAACTTTAATTTTCTAATAGTTCCGTCCGGGAAAGTTCTTTCAACAATGAATGGTATTTTACGTTCCTTAAACTCTTTTTCTGCTATTGAAAGAGCGTCAGACAGGCCCTTTATATTAACTAGTGGAGGAGCTCCCATAGAAATTTGCTCAGCTCTTTGTCCCAAAATTCTAACCTTTTCAAACTTGCTCAGTCTATTTTCCATATCTTGAAATATTTATAAAAAGTAACTTTAAGGATTCAATTTTAGATTAAGATCATTTATTAGAATTATACTTTTAATATTAAAAGTATAATTCTAATAAATGAGTCGCAAAAAGATCAGTGACAAAAAATCATTATCTTATATTGCAATACCTATTATATTATTTTTAGTGATTATTTTAATCTCGTATTTACGTTTTAAACTTAAATCAAATGAAAAAATGTTTAATGAGCAACAGATAGTTGTTATGAAAGGATGGGAAGGCTTTGCAGACCGCTTACAAGTTTTATCACACTGTCTACATTATTGCCGAATTCATAAAGCTTCTATATGTATTGATTGGCGTGATTATATGTGGGGACAAGAAACACTAGATTTTAGTGATTACTTTGAAATTTCAGGTGTTAATGTTGTTTCTCTTTCAGATGTTATAGAACGTATGAAAAAAGGTGCGACTATTTTACCTTCTATGTGGAACTTGGAAAAAATATCTGGCGTACCTGACGAAAGTACTCGAGGAGAAGAATATGATTGTCCATTTAATAGTTCTTATAACAGAGTTAATTCTGAAATTATTGTTAGCAATACTAAAGGGATCCGTACATGGCATATTAATAATTTAACATCAAATATACGTCTCAAAGAAAATATAGCAGAAATAATCTCTGATCGTCTTAAAAATCTAGAAATTCCTTTTACGGTAATTCATTTAAGAGGAACAGATAGACTTTCTAATTTAACTTTAGAAGAATCGATTAAACCAGCTGTAGATATAATTAATTTACAGCCCTCTCGTATAACTGATCGGATGTATGTATTAAGTGATATGAAAGAAATGATAAACTTGTGGATGACCAAGTTTCCTAAAACAAAGAAATTATATACTGATTATGAAATTTATAAGTTACCAAGCAACCTAAGTTCTGGAACACATCAAATATCTAAAGATGCAATTGAATTGTATGGTCTTAAAAAACACAATATGAATATTGATACTATATATGATTTTCTAATCATTTCTTCTGCTAAATGGTGTTTTGGAAATTCCAAGGACAGTACTTATACAATTATGGCTTCATTTATTCGTAATGGAGGAAAATCAGGCGTTTCAAAATGGTTACGTAATTTTTAACCGCGTTAACTTATGTTATAATAAAAAAATAATTAATTTGTTTTTATCCTGTAAATAAATAAACAATGGATAATATAGAAACACCAACACCAGAAATAAAAAAATCTTCTAGCGGTATTTTTATAGTAGCAGGGGTCATAATTTTACTCGCTGTGGGTGTAGGAGTCACTGTTTACATGACGATGAACAGTGGAACAGGAACAGGAACAGGTACAGGTACAGGAACAGGTACAGGAACAGGAACAGGTACAGGTACAGGAACAGGTACAGGAACAGGAACAGGTACAGGTACAGGTACAGGTACAGGAACAGGAACAGGTACAGGTACAGGTACAGGTACAGGTACAGGTACAGGTACAGGAACAGGAAGTGATACTTACACTTATATTTCAGAAACTATTAGCCCTCATAATCAATATGGGTGTCCATATCCTCGTGGCTTGACAACATCTGACAAAGATGAAGATGCCGTTAAGGCAACGTGTGATCTAGACCCTTCGTGTGTTGGATATTATACAGATTCAAACACTCCTTCAACTTGGTCCATTGCAACAAAAACAGATCCTTCAAAATGTACTAATTGGCAAGGACCTGGTGGTTATACAGTATATAAAAGCAAAGCTTTAGGTTATATAGGTATTAATAATCCGAAGAATCAATATGGATGTCCATATCCTAGTGGCTGGTCAACATCTGACAAAAATGAAGATGTCGTTAAGGCGACGTGCATTCTTGACCCTTCGTGTGTTGGATATTATACAGATTCAAACACTCCTTCAACTTGGTCCATTGCAACAAAAACAGATCCTTCAAAATGTACTAATTGGCAAGGACCTGGTGGTTATACAACATTTCACAAAAAAACAAAGTCTTGAACGCAAAAAGTAGATATTTTTATGATGTATTTTAGTATAAATACACCATTTGCAAAATATAGTATCAGTTTAAAGTTTCTTATACAACAAACAAAATATAAAATGGAAACTACAGAAATTGAAGATATAATAAATAATCTCCATTTTTCAGATGACGAGTTTGAGTTTGAGTCTGATACAGACGAAAATAATTTACCAAAAATAGTAACAGACTTGTCTTATTCTCTTGATAAGCGTATAATTGCGTTAGAAAAATACTATGAAGTAAATGGAGATAACGTGATAGAAATAATTAGAACTCTCTCGTCAATGTACCAAATGAGTGGAAGTAAATTGATAGAAAGATTTTTTTATAATATATGTTCTAAGGCTCTTATATCTTCCTTTATAAAAGTAGAAGCTGCTAAATGTTTACTAGATTACGAAGAAACGGGTGACGAAGATCGAATAAAGGAAAACAATGAAAAACGTAAAATACTGGGTTATAAAGCATTAGAACATGTTTGTTATGATCTTTCTGAAATGCCAGCACCATGTAGAGTCGAAGCTATATTTCTTCTAATGAAATCAAAAGTTGCAAGACATAACGCAGATTTTTATTTCAAAGAATTTATTAAAACAGATAATATAGATTGTGAATTTCGATACTCTAGTATTTTATCTCTTGAAAAGATTGGAGCAGATGAAATGAAAGAAGAATTATATGAATATTCTAAAGACGAAGAAGTATTAAAGAAGATTTTCACATATTTAAGTGAATGGACTACTCCTTCCATGAAAAAAACAAAAAGAAATTGCCATTATATTCTGTTTAGGCTTTCGTATCTTGATATTAAAAGTATATATCAGGAAATGATACCTAATAAGGAATGCGGAAAAGATTGGTTCATTAAATCAGCACAACTTGCTTTCCTTTTTTATACTAAAATACCAATATATTTTTGTAATCTTTCAGGACAATATTTATTGAAAAATTGCGAATTGGAAAAAGAAGAGCATGAAAATGTTGAGAAAAGAATTTTGGATTTTGCTGAGGATCAGGAATTAGATTATAATCTTCGTGCAGATGCAGCCGATATATTACTTAGATTTGGTTCTGAAGCATTCAAACAGGCAGGACGAAAGATAATCATGGAATTAGGAAGAGTTAATGGTTATGTTAGAACAGTATTTGACAACGCGCAAAATGTACACACCGAAGAAGTAGAGGAATCTGTTGTTGAGATTTTAGAATTTTTGAGTACATTTTCATTATATAATGTAAACGGTAATCCTGTTGATTTTGATTATGTAAATGCACATGTTGAAAAAATGCTAAAAGAAGAAATAAACCAAATTCAAAAAGGCCGAGAACTAGGAGATACAGTAGAGAACAGCTGTAAATATTGCAAATGTCATATAGAAGAATCATCAGAAATTAAATTTTGTTCAGAAGTATGCGATTCTTTTTATATTAGAAATGATAAGATCGCAGTTGCAATGAAAAGAATTTTTATGGATCGCGCTTTATATTCCAAATTTAATAATAGTCTTTTAAATATTTTGCTAAAAATATATACTTACATTCAAATGCAAGAAGATATAAAAACAGAACTATACAAGAGAATGCTTCAGGAACTTGAGGCAATGAGCGGTACTTGTTCTTCAGGTTTTGCTTCACGTCTAGTAAATATAATATCTGGATTTGGAAATTTCAATATTAGAATTTCATTTGAAGATCAAATAATATCTAATTTTACCGGAAGATTGAATGCAAAGGCTCGTTCAATTACAAGTCCAAACAGCATATTTAGACTTGATAGAGTTGAAGATGTTGTGGAGCTATGGCTACTTAATAATGAGAATCGTTTGCATATAGAAACCAAACTCAACACAGAAAAGAAATTTAAAATTAAAGACCTGGTATCTGAATTCTTATCTGAAAATAGAGAAGAAAAAATAGAAGAATGTGTACAGTTTTTTGCTGAATCAGTTTTTAACGAGATGATGGTTAAAAGTTCTAAAAGCTATGAGCGTAGATCATTTGGATTATTTTTCCGAACACATATGCCTTCAATACGACAAGAATTAGCAGATGAATTTAAAGAATTTATATCTGAAACCGATTTTGATCTGTTTTTTAGAAAAGCAATCATGATATATGAAGGAGAAAGCTAATCCTTTTTAGATAAAAAAACTATATAAAACAAATAAATTCTTACTTTACAGAAAAAGCTACAAATATATGATAGTTATCCATCACAAGAAAACACACAATATAATTCTACAAAAGCTCCATTAAATTCTTTTTAAAAAATGTCACTACGTGGGTGTATATGTGATCAGACTCTAGTGATCCACCCGAAATGAAACATCAGATCCTTGATATAAATTCCTAACAACATCAAAAAACACAAGTGGCTTTACTCTGGTGTATGATTTTGTCTATTACATATATGGACCACGTAGATCAGATAATAGTTCCACAAAAATTCCGGTGAATCCTGAACCAATTTTTAAACATCCAAAATAAATTGTTATTCTAATACAATTAATTTACGAGTATCTCAAGTATTTTCAAGATATAGTACAAAAATGCGAGATAAAAAGATGATACTGATAAAGTAAATATTACACATAGATAATAACCGAACAAAAATTATAATATCAGTCCTAATAATTTTTGTTTTGGGGTCGCAATTTTGTATTTTTATATGAAAATGATAAATATGCTTACAAATAACAAATATTTTCTTTATATAAAATAAATGAATTCCGATTTTAGAACCGAAGATACAGTGTATTTTACCAGTTCTGATTCGGCTGCTGGCGGTGGGATTGATCCAGATACAAAAAATTTAATTAATACAATGAAACAATTCTGTTCTTCTAATACTTCAAATGCAGCTTGTAGTTGTTTTAACACAGCGATCGCATATCTATCAGACTACAATACCAAATATAAAGAGTGGAAAGATACAACAGACGCATTACAAGCAGACTACGATGCTAAAATGATTACATACAATAAAGTCTATAATTATATGAAAACTAATTTAGATAATTTTATAATAAATAAGACAACCTATGTTCATTATGGTGGTATAGGTCAAAATCCTTCTGATCCTGATCCAGCCGAATGCTCAAATCCTAATATGTATAAGTGTACTAGTACTAAACAATCACTATCCTGGTATACAGCAGAATATGATTGGATCATTACATATTCTGATCAATATAAAAAAAATCAATTAGATAGCATACCAAAGGTTATGCCTGTTCCAGACCCCTCTTTGACTAAACCGAATTTTAACCCTGTATTATCTTGTTGCAATAATTCAATTACTGGAGGTGTAAATACTGTATTTACAAATATACAACAATTATGTAATATTGGTGGTGCAAGTGCAGGTACGGGTAATGGTGCCGGTGCAGGTACAGGTGATGGTACAGGTGATGGTACCGGTACAGGTAATGGTGTCGGTACAGTGACTAACACAAACAATAATCGAACAATTATAATATTTGGAGTTGTATGTGGTGCAGTAATTTTGCTATGGTTATTACTATGGTTTTTATCATATAAAAAACTGTTATAGTTCAAAAAGTACTTTTTAGTTTTTTACCACAATCCATACAATACAGGCGTATACAATCAGCACATAGAGGTGCATCACAAACATTACAAGACCAAGTAAACGGTCTAAATTTTTCACAGCATACACATGTACATTGTATAGTTGTTGAGATAAAACATTGTGAACACTGTAGAGTTACTAGATTAATTCCTTTAAGACCTGATATTTCAAGGATCTTTCTGTGTGTAGCTTCTATTCCTAACAGACATCCGCACTTAAGTCGGTAACAATTAACAGTAACGCCACTTTCTGGACACACTCTATGTTCAATCGCAAATGCTGATAAACTATCTTTAACAGGTAAAAGATGAATGTCTACTGGAGGCGTATTATTAAACTTTTTAAAAAACTCAATTCCTTCTTTAATAAAGATCAACTGTTCATCTTCTTTTTGTATATGATTCCATTCATCAACAATCTCTTTCATTCCGTGTTTAACAAGAAAATCTGTGAACTTGGTATTTTGGTACTGTGCCATTTATTTGACAAAATATTTCTTACAAATAGGTAAGATAATTTTTAATCATAATCCGTCCAAGACGGGTGAATGTCAGCCAAACTTTTCAAAAAACAACCTGTACATACGCTACCTCATTTTTCTGAAACTTCATTTGGACGAATTATGGTTAATACTAAATCAGTATATGTCTGATATAAAATTAATCATCATTTTGATTAATTTTACAAAACAAACTTAACGTTTGAAATATTTGATAAAGATCCATGAAACGCCTGGTTTAAAAAATCTCTTAGCTTTTTCTCCGCCTTGTCGGTTCCGTAATGTTTCTTCCACCATTCTTTAGGAGAAATACTATCCATTTTATTCAAAAGATTATCCAATGCTGGACGAATATCGTATTCATTTTCGAAAAATTCACCTGTCTCATAAGTTATATACTTAGACCCACATAAGATATTTTTATTCATTAGTACAGGCACATTTTTTGTAATACATTCACTAATAACTCTTGGCGAAGCGTCAAATATATTGGGAACAAAGAGAAATCGTGATTGACTCATTTTTTCTTGTAATACGTGATATTCTAGCATATCAGTGATCTCTAGTTTGTCTCCATATATACCTTCTAATCCACAATTTACTCGTCCAACAACTAAACCATTCATTCCGTAATAGTTTATCATGATCGGAAAGCATTTTTTCGCCAATTTGAAATTGCGATTGACAGCATTCCAACCATTAATAGGGCAATCAGGTCCTGAATCTTTTAAACATACATAAATAAAATCATATTTCTTCTCTATTACGGATGCATCTTGAGCATCGTACAAATCAGATTCGCTCATTACAATAATATTATTCTTATCAGTAAATCCATATTCTTGAGGTTGATCAAAACAACATAACCAATTTTTGATATTTCCTGTATAATCAAAATTATCATTCGTTTCATAATCACCTTCGGTTCCGTCAGTTATGATTCTTGGGAATGATTTATATGCAGTTATACCAAATATGTGAATGCCATTTTTGATATATTCATAATATTTTTGTTTAGCTGATTCATCTCTAAAAAATCCGGTAACAGCTACAAAGGGTAACAGATTCGAATAAGAATCTTGAAAATAACGAAAAGGAAAAAAGCGTTCCTTGCTATCTTTTTGAAGAGAACTCTTATACGAAAAATATATACGAGGTGATCTCAAAAACATACAGTAAATGCAAATAAGGTAGAATATGATGACCACCATAAGAAATAATCCTGGAATTAAGTATTTTATATTAGAATTCATACTATTATTACTATATAATAGTATAATTATAAATCTTCAAAAAATAAGAAGATTACCTACTAAATCACAATAATAAAATTATTTTTAGTATACAGATTTTTATATAAGTATTAACATATTTTTTATGTTGATAATAAGTTTGCTTTAAGACCATCTAGCTTCTTGTCAAACAAAATAAAACTTTCTTTTATATAAATACTCATCTCTCCAAGCTTTTTACTAACCTTTGAGTCATCTCCAAGCTTTTCTAAAAGATTATCAATATCATCGTTAAATTGACAGAACATTTTTTCTATATCACTTTCCATCTCACTAAGAACGTCTGATGCATAATCTGTCATAAAATCTTCATTTTCTAGATCAGTGCAAACTCTAAGAAATTTCTCTTTTAGAGGATAAAATTCATCAATAACAGTTTTTCTCATCTCATATAACTTTTCAGGTGCATCTTCTTTCGCGTGAATCGCATAAAAATCTTTTAGCTTCTTATCTAAAGATACAAAAATCTTTTCAATTGGATGATCATCTGTAAATTTTGAATTTATATCGTCCTTAAAGTTTTTCATATCAATAATATCTTGAGAGTTTACACTTTTTGAGAAAACTTTCCATAATTCTTTCAGCTGTTGATTAACTTTGAATTCATACAGACAGTCTTCTCCATTGTTATCGGAGATAATTTTCTTTACAGCTGAACGGTTGATAGCGCAAAAAGAACGAAAAGCTTTATCATCCAAGTCTGAATTAATTTGCATTCTTTCTTTATCTATATATAGATAAAGTACTTTTAAATTCAATTTTAACAGAAAAATTGAAACATATCAAATTTTGTAAAAAGCTTTGTTGTATTTATAAAGTTAGGTAATTGTCATTATGAATTGAAATTTGATAATTCTACTTTCTTAGTCTAAAAAATTTTAGGATAATTAAGTATTTTACGTTACTTGCTAATCAATATCTTCTAGATCTGAATATTCGTCACTTTCTTCGTCAAGTGCTTCATTACCACTTGTATCTAGTTGTTTGAATCTTCTAAAAGATCTTCTTAGTAAATTAATAGACGACTTATTCAATTTATTATCAGACATATCTAGAAATGATAAGGATGGTAATGATTGAAGAACCGGAATCAAAAGATCCACTCCAGACGAATCTATATCACAAGATCTTATAGTCAATTCCTCAAGATTATGTAATAAACGTAATGTAGGAAGTAAAGCGTTGATACAAGCTGGTGTATTTAACAGATTAAAAGAAAGATTTAATGAAGTAAGATTAGGCATAGTTCCTACCAGAGCATTCCCTATATTTACAAAAAAATTAAACGGTTCTGAACACTTTGATATATCTAACGTTTCCAGATTTTGTAACAAAGGTATAATATTTGGTATTATTGCACATATATCCTCATGATCTATCCAGCTATTAGATAATCTCAGAAATGATAAGTTCGGAAGAGCTGTGCAAAGTTCTTCACCAAACGCAACTGAATCTGAATTAATTATAGTAGAATCATTAATAGTAAAACTTGTAAGTTTTGTCATAGATGACAAACAAGTTATTAGCTCCTCGGCTGGTATATTTTGGAAATTATCAATTGATAGCTCTCTGAGATTAATCATTTGGTTCATAAATTCAACTAGATTTTCCCCGATTAAATATTCATCATTTTCTGTTATGTTTATTGAAAATGAGGAGAGTTCTCTAAAAGAAGGACAAGGATCAGGTTGATCAAAAATATTTTCCCATGATTCCTGACCATTGAAGCTTACCAAACGAAGATATTCTAAATCAAAAATAACGTCCCATGGTGCCTGACCAGAGATGCTTAATGAACGAAGATATTCTAAAGTTCCAATAATTATTACTATTCTATCAAAGAAGTTTGCACGATCTACATGTATCCGACGCGATGAAAAATCTATATCAAGAGCTGATATAGAGGAGGATAAACTTGATAATACTTCCTCTGATGTCTGAATGTATGATTGCCACGTCTCTTGATAATTTTCTCCTATTTCAACATTAAAAAATAGTTTTAATGATATTTGTACTCCTGATTTACCAACCTCTTTCAAGACTGCTAAAGGTGGATCAGATTCTGCAATTCTTGTTGCTTGATTGTAAGAAATTGAACATACTACACTCATGGTGCATTCTTCTGGTTCTTTATCAAAAACAGCACACGCCTGATATATATTTTCGGCAATAGTATCTATAGTTGGACGATTATACGTAATTCCTGTTGGCAAACGAAGTATAGGTTGTATTTTTTCTCTTATATATAAGTCCGAAATATCTTTTATCTCTTTTGATGTAACTCTCAAGTTCAACAAGTCTTTCATCTTTAAATAAGAAAAGATAATTCTAGCTACATCCCCCTGTGAAACGTTAACGTTTATAAAATCAAAAATTGTAATATTGCTTCCAGATGAAGACATTTTATTTATTATAAAAAATATAATAAATATTCATTTTGCGATGCCTAATCAATTTCATCCATAAGTAAGTTTAGTTGAGGTTGGTCACCATATTCGTCACTTTCTTCGTCATCTGGTTCGTTACCACTTGTATCTAATTGTTTAAATCTTCTAAAAGATCTTATTAGTAAATTAATAGATGACTGGTTCAATTTATTACCAGACATATCTAGAAATGATAAGGATGGTAATGATTGAAGAACCGGAATCAAAAGATCCACTCCAGCCGAATCTATATCGTTACTACTTATATTCAACTCCACAAGATTATGTAATAAACCTAATGTAGTAAGTAAAGCCATGATACAAAATGGATCTGTATCATCAGGCTTTTCACCTATCGAATTATAAGAAAGATTCAATGAAATAAGATTAGGCATATTTCCTTCTAGACCATCAGCTATATCCATAAAAAAATTGAAATCGATTGAACTATTTGATATATCTAACGTTTCCAGATTTTGTAACAAAGGTATAATATTAGGTATTATTGCACATATATTCTCATGCTCTATCCAGCTATTAGACAATCTCAGAAATGATAAGTTCCGAAGAGCTGTGCAAAGTTCTTCACCAAACGCAACTGAATCTGAATTAATTATAGTAGAATCATTAACAGTAAAACTTGTGAGTTCTGGCATAGATGACAAACAAGTTATTAGCTCCTCGGCTGGCAAATCTCTAAAATTATGTATTGATAGCTCTCTGAGATTAATCATTTGGTTCATAAATTCAACTAACTCTTCTCCCCTAAAATATCCTACATCTTCATGTACTTCTAACCTTTCTAGTTGTGTAAGAGATTGTAGATTTCTACAAGAATTAAAAATACGTTCCCAAGGTGCCTGACCAGAGATGCTTAACGAAGAAAGATATTGTAAACCTCCAATAATTATTGCAGTTCTATCAAACCAAGTTCCGTGAATTCGAGGTATCTGACGAAATGAAAAATCTATATCAAGATTTGTTATAGACGGTAAACGTAATATTACGTCTGCTAATGTCTGAATGTATGATTGCCACGTCTCTTGATAAGTTTCTTGTCTTCCAACATTAAAAAATAGTCTTAATGATATTTTTACACCTGTTGTACCAATCTGTGCCAACGCTGCTAAAGGTGGGTCAGATTCTATCATTGTTTTTATTTTATTGTGAAAAATGTTACATTCTAAACTCATTGTGCATTCTTGTGGTTGTTTATTAAAAACATCACATGCCTTATATATATTTTGGGCAATTGTAGCTATAGTTGGACGATTATACCTAATTCCTGTCGGCAAACGAAGTATAGATGGCTTTTTTTTTATATATAAGTCTACAGTATCTTTCATCTCTCTAGATGTAACTCTTAACTTTAACAAGTCTTTCATCGTTAAATAATGAAATAACATTTCTGGAAAATCCTCATTTATCAAATCAGAAAATACAAGATTTATTTCTTCATCATCATCATCCTCATATGACATTTTATTTATTAATATATATATATTATATATTTTAAATTTAGTATTTTATATTATCATAATATGTGAAAATTAATAGATTAATGTGTATTCTTATATAGTATAGAGATCTGATTGTTCATTTTACAAATTTACTAACATTATATAATTTAAAATTAATAAAATATTATTTAGTATTAAAATGCAAAAACCAGATAGTTCTGAGTTGATGAGACAACTTGTACTTACTTATGATACAAAAATCTTAGATGATCCAAACCTAAGTCGTGATTTGATAAATGCTTTATACAAAGAAGCAGAAGCTACTTTTATAGAAAGTGAAAGACCAATTTTGTTTAAACTTATTAAAAATCATAAGAATAAACAAGATCAAACCCCAACCCCCGATTTTATAGCTGGTCCACACACCCTCAGTTGTCATTGGGGTGAAAAATACAACAAAATGATATATATTTTTGGTGAAAATCATTTGGAGGAAATGGACTGTGATAAATTAAAAAAGGAAAGTGCCGGAACTGTTAAGCTATTTGAAGATTTTCTGTTTGACTTTCTACAACATACTGATAAATTTATTGATTTTTTCTGTGAGATTGGTCCAATGAAACCAAAACAGAGATCTTATCGATCATCATTCACTGGTATAAGTAATAGCAGAACTTTAACAAAACTGTTTGAAAAATTTAAAAATTGTGTAGAAACTGATTATCGTTATCTTAGCACATGTACATTTTCGCGAATGCATTATTTTGATATTAGACTTACTGACGAAGAACATTCTTACAATTTGGACGGTATGAGTTTTGTGAGATATATATTAGTTTTGCATGAGACAGCATTAAAAATTATTACTGATCAATATAATAATGATTTGACTCATTATACTGGTGAATTAAGTCTTCAGAAATACAATGCTCATCATAGGCTTCTTATGGACCAAACATACAAAGCGATAATGGATGTAATGATAAAAACACCAGAACCAAGTATGGATGTTGATTCTCCTTCTTCGCATACTAGTTTGTTAGATTTAAGTGGATCTCCATCTCCATCTTCTTCTCCTCCTCCTATATCTCCATCTTTGTTTCCTTCTTCTTCTCCTCCTATATCTCCATCTTTGTTTCCTTCTTCTTCTCCTCCTATATCTCCATCTTTGTTTCCTTCTTCTTCTCCTCCTATATCTCCATCTTTTTTTCATTCTTCTTCTCCTCCTATATCTCCATCTTTTTTTCATTCTTCTCCTCCAATATCCACATTACCCCCTGATCCCGGAGTTCAAGTTTATGATACAGACATTGAGAATTATTTAAACCAACTCTACAAAGATATCCAACATCAACCAAATAAAGAAACAATTGCAAAAGAATATTTAGACATGCTAAATATTTTCTTACATGGTAATGATGAGAATGTCATCCATTTTTGGATGACTTTAATTATCTCTAATTATTATGTAAATAAAGAATTTCAAAACCTTCAATTAACAGACAAAGAAATAGCTAAACAAATTGAATTTTTTTTTACCGGACTTATTCATGAAACAGTTTCATCTCAATTTCTAACAATAAAAGAGAATGTAACAATAATATATTCACCACCAGATATTGATACTTTTGTTAATTCAATAAAACAAGTTAGTTTTTTTTGTCAAAAATTATTATGCAACATTTGTGACATATATAATATGTGTCGCGTCTTTAAAAGCTTTAATATCGAAAACCCAGATAAGTTACCACATGTACTTGCTACAGTTAGCGATCAACCTAAAAAAGCTCATAATATAATTATATACGCAGGTGAGTACCATTGCAATATATATAGAAATTTCTTAGAATTTATTGGAGGATTTAATAAGATTTCAGATGTAAAAAAACAAGCAGACGCAAAAGCATGTATAGATATTAGGTCTTTCCCAAAACCTTTCTTTTCTTACAGTACTATTTATCCTAAACAACTTAATAAAGGTCCAAAACCAGTATCACTATCACCTATCGCGAAAAAATTAACAAGTACTTCAATAGTAAAAAACAGTGGTGATGGTGGTAGTCCAAAACAAATGAAATACAACAGGAGATCACCCTCATGATAATAATATTATTATATAATAATATATAATAATATATTAATCTACTAAATTCTACATATAACCATCCTCAACTTCTTCCGGATCATTTCCTTCCAGATTTAATAATAATTGTCTATAGAGTTGTTCATTTTCAGCATCTTTTTTTTGTTCTTCCTGTGAAGATCCAGATGTAAGAGACCCTATAGTGGATCTCGGATCATAACTGGTTGAAGATCCAGATGTAAGAGACCCACCATAAGGTCTCGGAGATCCTGGTTTAGAACGCGCTGAATCATAACTGGTTGAAGATCCAGATGTAAGAGACCCACCAAAACGTCTCGGAGATCCTTGTGTAGAACGCGCTGAATCATAACTGGTTGAAGATCCAGATGTAAGAGACCCACCAAAACGTCTCGGAGATCCTTGTGTAGAACGCGCTGAATCATAACTGGTTGAAGATCCAGATGTAAGAGACCCAC